CTGAGTCGCCGGTGTTGGTGTTACCTGTATTGCCAGTGATAGCGTACAAGTTAGTACCAATGAAAGTAGCATTAGCGTAACCAACGGTAGTGCCGGTGTTAGCCAACGATGTACCTTGAACGGTCATCACAGCCTTGAACACAACACGTGGATCGTCGATCACGTAAGCAACTGCGTTGTTAGACACAGTGTTGGCGGGCCAATATTGAGCGCGGACGGTTTGACCGGACGAGTTCACATATTCGCAACCAACGAAGATACCCAAAGTGCCAGCGGTAGCTGTACCGGGGGTAGAGGTGGCAGACATAGATGTAGTAACAACAGTACCGCCAGACAACTGGACGATATCGCCATAGAACATGCTCGTGTTGTAGCCAGAAGCGATGGGCAATGAACGAGTGCTGCCAGCGTAGGGCAAGCCACCCAGCTCATTGATCGCCTCGAACCCATAGGGCGCGGGGACAATAGGATAAGCCATTTATAAACTCCAAAAGTTATTTAGAACCAGTACCAAATGCGCTGCCACGTGTCGAAGTGGACTTGCGGTCCGAGAACAGCGGCATACGCGGATCTTGCTGACGCATAAAATTGTTGTCGACTGATTCCATCTGGGATTGGTTTTGTTTGGCGTAATACTCCATCATCGCTTCGAGGCGTTCGGTTGGCATTCTGCACAACATCAAACCGCCAATTTCCACGTTTCCGTTCTTATCGCCAGTCAACATCAATTCTGGATGGTCAGCCGCCTTCACCGGCTCCCAACCTTCGCGCATCTTACGAGACACGTTGGTCGGTTCTTCCTTACCCATGAGCGAAGTCATAATCCAACGGAATGACGTGCCCGGAATAGGGGTCGGTTCAGGCAAGTGTGCTGCCGGTTTGTATTCATACCGTACAGACTTTTCGCGTGACACGAGATCACGATTAACGCGGTTATCAGTAGCCATTTTAATTCTCCAATTTCAAAACTTGTTCAGCATATTGCTGGTTAGACAGACCAAACTTCTTCGCTAACGCTTGTTGCGTCAGTGTGAGTTGGACACGTTTTTTCCCAGCCGTTCGTGTTGCAGGTGCAACCACGCTTGCTGTTTTGCGTGAAGATGACTCTGCGTTACTACGCGTTATTTCTTCCCCAAAAATTTCGGGAAAGGTTCTTTTTATGCGAGCATCAACCGCGTTGAAGTACTCGTCAGATTGCGGGTCAACCCCGGAGTTGACTAGTTTTTGGTGCAGCCCTAGTGCAAAGCTGGTAATTTCTTCGAACCCCGGTGCTCCGAACCACTGGTTTTTTGCCTGCCAGCGCAGGGATTTTTCGTCCGGTTGTACCTGTTGGGGTGCTTGAGGTTGACGTTGTACAGGAGTTTCGTCAACTTGTAAAGAGGCAGGGCGAAAATTATTTGCCTCCATCAAACGCATCTTGGCATCGGTCAGAGCTTCGCTGGCTGCAATGATGGCATCGCTATCAAACGATTCCTGTGCAGCTTTCAAGTTCTTACGCGCCATGTCCAACGACTGTTCCGCCGCAGACTTCAGAGTGGTTGCGTATTCTTGCGAGCCGGTATTGACGTATTGCTTGAGTTGTTTATTCTCATTGAGCAACTGCTGGGCCATGCGTTCCAACTCTTCCCGCTCACGGGCGATCTGGTCGGCGCGGCGGCGCTCGTCATGACGCGCATGCGTCAACTCTTTAATACGCTTTTTGACGTTGTCCGAGTAATTCTCGATTTCGTCATCGGTTGGGTCGCTTACCTCACGGTCAAGTGGCTTACGCCCCCTGTCCGCTTCTGGTGTATCGTCGACCAGTTCGATCTCAAGCGTGTCGTCATTTCTGGCGGAGGTTTTCTCCGTGTCCAGCTCGTCTGGAAACTTAAACTCTTCGGGCATAGCCACTCCTTAGTATGCGCGGGTAATTCCGCGGGGATCATCCACCACAGCTTCGATTTGATCGTCGTTGATGAGGCGGAACTCTTTACCGTAAATCTTGAAACGCGTACCAGCGTAAGCTCGCACAATCACAAAATCTCCGGCCTTGCACCAAGCTCCTGTGGGGAACTTGTTGGTGTCTTTGTAAGCGTCTACGCCTGTTTTCAAAACAAACAAGACGGTAGTTGAGTGCTCTTCTTGTCGGATCAGATCCGACGGCTTAACCAAGTCCAGTTCTGTCCCGGCGATCTTGTCAGACACGTCTGGCACGGCGCAGAGCAGTTTGTACCCTGAAGGTTCGGGCAACAACGTGCCTTTTTCCTCAGGAGTCGCATCCGGTTCGGGTTGTTCAGTTGGTTGAATGGTTGGTGGCAAAACCAAACCCGGGGGCAAAATAAGATCACTCATCTGATTTCTCTACTTTCTCTGCAAGGTCTATGATGTAACGCTCTGCTTGGGCAAGACCCTGAATCACCCCACAGAGTTTTTGATATTCTTCAAAGTTGCGGCAATGACCACTTGCAAGGTCATCGGCGTAGTTGTTTAAGTCTTTGCGTATTTGGTCGCGCAATACGCGTGCGAATTCGTGGATCATGCGTTACCTTTAGGTTCCGGTTTGTTACGTGTTTGCATCTGGGCTTTCATCATCTCTTTGGCAGTATCGAGCATCTGACCACGCTGCGCGTTTTGTTGCTCTTGCTTGTGCTTGGCAATCTCCACCCCGGTCTTCACACCAAACTGATGTTCTTGCGAAGCGATTTGGTGTTTGGATCGTTGGGCATCTATGCCCACTTTCATGGCGTTTAGCTGCAAGTTACCGCCAATCTTTTCCTTCTCCAGCGCCAGTTTCTGGGCGTGCATCTGGGCGCTGTTCTGGAGTTTGGCCTGCTCGATGGCTGCTTGAGTCTGCGCCTGCTGCGCCTTGATCTGCACCTCTTGGGCTTTGATCTGGACTTCTTGCTGGCGAATCTGCAACTCTTGCTGCTGCATCTGAATGAGCGGATCTTGCTGATTCTGCTGCGCTTGCTGCTGCGCGGCCATTTGCTGGTGCTGCTGCAACACACGTTGTGCGGCCTGAGCCATGAGACCTGAGATGGCCTGTTCAGCTTGTGGGGGGAGTGCCTCGTCTTGTGCTGGCAACGCCATGCCCAGTTGCGCTTCGACTTGTTTGCGGTACTCGAACCCAACGTGCTCGGCAATATGCGCTTGCATCGCGGCCATAATCATCGGCGCTTTCGGGTTCTGCCCAATCATCTGCATGATCTGGGGATCCTGCATCATGGCCGTGTGCACAGCAATGTGCGACTGGTGGTCTTGGAACTGGAACGCTTTGAGCGGCTCGCCGCTAAGCGCATTGACGTTTTCGGACACGGGGTCGACTGGCTTGTGGTCATCCGGCAGCGGGACCAACTTGTCGGGGTTCTTAATACCCAAGACCTCCAACATGCGGCGGTGCAGTTCTGGCAGGTTGTAGATGTCCGGAGCCATCTGCGCCATTTGAATCACAGCTTGGTACTGCACCACACGCTGAGACATGGTGGACGCGTTGGGATCGCTCACGGGGATAATGTCCACGTGCGAGAAGTCGGACTTCTTAGACTTACGGCTACCCTTTTCAGGCTGGAACGGATACTCGTCGGGAGTATCTTCCTTGATGATCTCGGCCAGCAGTTGCAACTCTTGCTTGAACGCGTAGTGCACCCGGGCCTGAACAGCCGTCATCACTTTAAGCTGGCGCTCCAAGAGTGCAAGCGTTGTACCCACGGGGGCTTGGCTCGACATGTCGCTGATCTGCATGTCCGCAGTGGCGGCAAACCGACGACCCTCTTCAACGATGTTGTTGAGCAGGGTGTACAAAACTTGGCTGGGTTCTTTGTAAGGCAGCGGTAAGATGTTGTCGCGCAGCGCACCAGAGCCGATGTCTACGTCGCGGAACTCGCCCGGAGCAATCGGGGTATCGTCGCCTTTGATTCGTAAGCCGCGGGACTTGAGGCCACCGGGGAGGTTTGAGAGTGTCCCGGCATCAACAAGCTGGCGCATGAGCGAGGTTGCCGATTTAGCAAAACCCCCGATGAGGTGGAATAGACCGAAGCCGTAAGCTCCGAAACCGGGTATGTACTGGTAGTGGACAAAGTGCTGGCGCTTGAGTTTAAGTGGGTCATCTTCTCTCCAGTTACGGCGGATCGACAGGACAGTACCTGTTCCTTTAATAACCGTGACGACGTAGGGTAGTGCGATCCCAGTCTCGTCGTTGTTCTCATCCACGTCGTTGTAGCCGTCCAGATCCAAGTCAACCAGCGATTCGTACAACGTGTAACGATCATCGTTGATGTCGTTAAACCCAGTCTCTTGGTCTTTGGCTTTCTGAATCTCGTCAGTCTGTTTGCTGGGATCGGGCAGGTCGACGTCGCGGTAAAACCCAGAGGCGATCAGCTTCAGAATGTCATTCTTGTGCATGCGCATCTGGTGCGTCACGCGGGGAGCCATGCGCTGATCGGTCGTGCCATAAGGCAATATGACATCCTCGGCTGGGATAAACATCGACACTTGACGGCCCAAGCTTGGGTCTTTATACACTTTCTTGAACGCCGAGCCTGCGGCAGGCAAGCTCCACAACATGCGCTCCATCTCAGGGCGGAACTCGGGCATCTTCTCGACCAGCTCGTAGTTCATGTCGTCTTCGACGTTTGTCGCAGCTTGCTTCTTCTCTGGCGTTTCTTTACCCCAGATAGTTGTGCGCACAGGCCCTTGGGCAGGCAGCAGCTCCGTCACTGTTTCTGACTGGAACCTGACAACGGCTTCTGTAATCATCGGATGGAACACGCCCGACGCACCGTTCCAAGGCTCAGTGCGCTCTTCGTACTGCAAACCCATGAGTTTCAAACCCATGACGTAGGTCTTCTCCCACTCTTTGCGGGACTGACGGTCGTTGTCAATATCGCTTGAAAGCTCCATGCCCAGCGACTGGAGCACAGCTTCATCTATCTCTTCGGCCAAGTTGGCCGCAAACTCAGGCGATTCTTCGGGTTCTTCGACAATATCTTCGCCGTCGTCTTCGTCGCTCTCAAGCTGCACGTCGATCGGTTCTTCGGATTGTTGTTGCGCAGCCGCCATCGTGGCGGGGGAGCTATACAGTGGTTTATCAAAACTGGAGGCCATGTTAATCCTTAGTAGTATGCGTGTGTGCGACGGCGAAAGATAGCGGGCTCATCGCGCTCGTCGGAGTCTAACTGAATAAAGCCGCCTTGCCTAAAGCGCATGAGGGCCTGAGATGTCGTGTCCACATAGTCATCGTTTTCGCCGTTGGGGAACGATGCAACTTCTTCGATTACCTCTTTGGCCCAACGCGTATCGGGAGCCCAGACCATACCTGACGCAAATAGATCCGCAATAGCGTTGACTCGAGCGATCTTATCGTTTCCGCGGCTCGGATTTGTCTCCTGCGCGGGGATGCCCATAGCACGCAGTTCCTGTAAGAGCGGAGCCCCCGCGGCTTTCTTTTCGATAATGAACGCATCTGGTTCCCACGCCTTATAGTGTTTAAGCGCCATGCGTTTTAGCTCTGGAAACCCCATGCGATCCTTAAACGCATCAAGCAAAATGATCTGCGCCGAGTTTTTCTCTTCTTCATTATAGAAGACCCCCCAAGTGGTACACGCCGAATAGTCGGCGCTGGTCTTGGCTTCAAACGCCGTATCCCATGACTGAATAATATAGTCACAAGTCGGGGGATCATCTTGCTCCCAAATTCTCCACAGCTTGCGGCTGATGATGGCCGCAGCGTTGGATGTTGGGTTCTGCATGTACTGGGCGTTCCAGTACTGGGGCTCCATGTTGGCCTTCTTAGCCTTGAGCTGTTCCAGCGGCCACTGTTCCGGCCAGAGTGACTTCTCGTTGTCCGTGTCTTCATTCAGAATCGCCGGAAGCTCAACGATCTCCCACTGATCTGCGCTGGGGTTCTTGGTCTGGTAGTCAATAAGCCGCCCAGTCAGGTCGAGCTTACTCCAGCGCGTCATGATGACAATGATCGCACCGCCCGGCATCAAGCGCTGTTGTGGGCCGGTCTGGAACCAAGACCACGCCGTATCGAACGCCAAGTGACTATTTATTTTGACGTCTTGTTCTGAATGCGGATCATCAATGACGAAAAGATCGGCACCCCGGCCTGCCAAAGCGCCGCCAACGCCAGCGGCGTAGTACTGTCCACCCGCGGAGGTGGACCACTTCCCAGCAGCCTTCTGGTCGTCCGCCACCAATGTAGTAGGGAATATTTCACGGTACTCCTCCGAGTCGATCAAGTTACGAATGCGACGGCCAAAGTCCTCAGACAAACTGGCCGTGTGGGTTCCCATAATGATTTTCTTCTCTGGGTACTTGCCCAAGAAGTATGCGGGGAACAAATAGGACGAGAACTCGGACTTACCCATCCGAGGCGCGATGTTAATGATGACGCGCTTTTTCTTGCCCTCAATCACATCCGTAAAGATTTTAGCCAGTTTTCTATGGTGTGGCCCAATCTTAAACCCGGGGTATACCGCACTTGCAAAACCCAGCATATTGGTTTTAGCTGCTGCAAGTGTTGCGCGTTTTTCGCGCACGTCCAAATCTTCGAGCAACTCAATCTTCTCTTTAGTGCTCAGCGTTGGGAGCGCCAGCTTAATAGCCTCGATCTCCCGTGCGCTTATAGATGTGAACTTTTCAAGATTCATCGGACTCTTCTTTGGCTGAAACATCAACCACATCAACAACTTGCATGAACTTATTCAACTTGTCCTTGATGCGCTGCTCGATCTCAGCGTCAGACATTTCCGCTTGCTTGACCTCAATCTTGTCTGTGAACAGACCAACCTCTGTCACCTTGCCCAGCAGCCCTAAAGCTTTAAGCCGGATGTTGGCGCTGGGATTCTCGGCTTCTTCTAATAACTTAGCCACGCAATAACCGCGCAGCGATTTGGCCTGCTCCACAAACTCCCAGTCGTATGCCGTTAGCATCCCAACTAAATGCTGAACTGCTTTTGGCGTTCTGACTTCTGCGAGCGCAGTGTGCGTGATTTCCGCAGGCGCGGCAGAAACTAGGTTTGTGAAAGACTTACGTGCAGCTTCAGTTTGGGCTTTATTGACCACTTCTTCTGTGTCGACAGCACCAATACTCTTTAGCCATTCTGTTGTGCTAATTTTAGCGTCAACAGTTTGAACCACGTCCGCTTTTTCAAGCGGTGTGAAGTTTGTGGGCATCCCCACCTCGGGTTCAAAATCAATTAAGTGTTCTAACATTTGCGTAGACCATTGCAGCCTCGTTGTGCGTAATGTACACTATGTTTGAGTGAGTGTGCAAGCAGTTGCGCATTTGCTTCTCCTTGAGAGGTTGGACTCTCCTTAACCCCCGGCTAATCCCGGGGGTTTTTTTATGTCCGAGATTTTCTTAAATTTTTATAAAAAATTTTGAATAGGCCTATTTATTTAATATGGGGGTGGGTATTTTGTAAAGCGATTTACAAATATGGTGGGTGCGGGAGCGAAACAGTGTTCATGGTCGCGACGACGATTAGCCCCAAAAGGGGGTGATGGGGGGATAGTGGGGGTCGAATAATGACATTATTTAGATGAGCCGAAAACCCCCCATAAGTAAACTAGATGTATCGAGATGGCAGTAAGGCCGTGTCGATTGGGGGTCACTTGACCCCTATTTACTTTGTTACTTAATCTTTTAGGAGAATCAAATGGCTCAATCATTCAAAGCCCTCGTGCAACTCACCTGCGCCAATGCTGACGCATTGCAGGCCAACGTAGATGCCCTCATCGTTCATGCGAAGAAGACACCCTACCTTGACTATCGCAACCAAGCGGCCAAGGCCATTGGCGAGCACTACGGCGTGAAGCCCCATGAGTCGCAAATCCACAAAGGCCAACTCACGTTTGCCAAGGATACGGCGGCGGAACAGAAGCTCTCACGCATCTGCGGATTGCACCCCAAGCGGCCCATGAAGAGCGGCAAGCGTGAAGCTGTCGCTGTGCCTACGAAAGTCGTCAAGGCTGTGCGTGCGGAAATCATTGCGGCTGGCTTGACCAAGAAACAACTCGACCAACTCATCAAGGAACTGCGCGACAGCATTTCATTCGCTTAATTGGGGTCATCTGACCCCCATTTCTGTTCAGCGGCGTGGATGCAGAGTCACGCCGCTGTTCCGTTCTTTGTCAATCCAAACCATTTGCACACCCAACGTGCGACCATTCAAACTATTTGAAGGAACATCCATGACCCAGCTACCCTTACCCATCGAGCATCCTCTACCCAAGGAACTCGCTCTCGCACAACTGCGCCAGCTACGCGACTGGTATGCCCAACAAATCATTCAACGCAAAGGAGAACGCAAATGAAACGCTACGACTACGTCAACACCACACAGACCCAATGGTTCAAGCACGACGTTGGCACAATCCAAACCCCCACAGGCGAGCGTCACCTACTCGTCTACGTCCACACCTACGGCAACATCCGACACAAGGTCAAGGTCTACGTCAAGCAAAATGGGGGTCGCTTGACCCCAATTAAAAGTGTGGTATGAAAACAACACTTGAGTGCACCATTTTTGGGCCGTCCCAGATTCTAGCGATGGATTCGGGAGTGAGGACGGTCTGTAAGCCGCGCCAGTTCTAGCGCACGAAATTTACTACTACTACTATCTATATATAATATATATTATTAGTTATTGGTAAGTGTGTGCTTTGGTTTTCTCGCCCCTTCGCTCTTCCTTCGCTTAAAAATCCTTTGGGCTATAGTGTTAGGAAAAAAATGTAGATGATTGGGATAAAAACCTTACGCGCTATGACTGGCGTGGCCTGCGGCCCGTCCCCACTCCTGTATTTGACCCGAGAATCTGGGCGGTGTTTTGACCAAGACTGTGATTTTGTTGATACAATCTGGGACATCATCAACCAACTGGAGCACTCAATGGCTATCGAATACCCTCAATACATGAAGCACACCCTCAAGGAACTTCACAACATACTGGCAGCGCAGAACCTACCGAGCGCTACCATCAAGCACATCAAACACATCGTCTCACAAGACAAGGCCACACTACGGCGTGAGAAGATACGAGCCAAACAGCAGGCCAAGCAGTGGGAGGTGTTGCATCCGCCACTCAACGCTGAGATTCTGCGGGTTAAATCTTCTCTCGCATACAAGGGCAACACCTCACCCCAACGCCGCGCTGCGTTCACAGAATACCTTGACGTGTTGCTACGCACACGCTCTCGACTCAAGAACCTAGCCGAGCAGTTGCACGAGGACGGCGAACCACACACGCCCGGTCAGTTGGTCAAGCTGTTGGCCGAGGAGGGCAAGCACATACCGCACGACGGCATCCACTGGTCTGACTGGGTTTCTCCAAAGGACAAGCGCAGTGTGATGGAGGCGTTCTCGAAGCTGAGCGACGAGCGCAAGGTGCGAGCCAAGATGAAGGAACCCTTTGAGCGCAGGACAACGCCTGTGCTGTGGTTAAGAACCAAAGACGAACTGCTGTCACACCTTGAGTCACTCAAGCGTGTGGCTGTGACCAAGCACTACGTTATGAAAGATGCCAAGACTTATGCACACGCCGAGCAAATTAAACAAGCAATCATCCGGCTCAACCAAGTGCCTGAATACCATCCGTTGCCGCGTGACTGGCGCAAACTACTCGTCGAGGGCGGCTTCTAACGGGTGTCAAAAAGTTTTTTTAACCGGGGTCGCCCGACCCCATTTTTTAGGAGAAAGCGAATGAAAACAAGTGAGTTAACAGGAGCCGCCCTTGATTGGGCAGTCGCCAAATGCGAGGGGCTTCGCACCTACGTTGAAGTGGTTGAGGGCTTCAAGCCGTCAACAGACTGGGCGCAGGGCGGGTCAATCATTGAGCGAGAGAAAATTGAATGGATGTGGCTTCCCGCTCCAGACAAAAAAAATCAATACGGCGCTCGCAAGCCAAGTTTTAGCGGTGCTATGGACGGCCCAACGGTATTGATAGCCGCCATGCGTTGCTATGTCGCAAGCAAACTTGGTGACGATGTTGAATTACCCGCTGAACTTTTAGGAGAGTGATTATGTATTACGCAATCTGGGCGCTTATTTATTTTGTTTCTATTATTTTGTTTTTCGTGGAGGTAATGCTTAAGTAGGGCTGGCAACCCAAGGTTGGTTGAAAACCAATCTGTTATCAATAGGGGTCACCTGACCCCGGTTTTATTCTCGTTCTTTTATTCTAATTCTCAAGGAGTTTATTATGGCTACTTTTACGTCTTTCAAATACAGCTTAGTTGTTATCGACCACGCAATGATTGAGTTCATTCGCGCCAGACACGGTTCGACTACGCTTCGTCACGGTCGGTATTTCATTGTCGAGTGGGGCGACACGGTGTGCGCTATCAATGCCACTCAAGGCAACCCAGTCTATGCGGTCGACGAGTCGGGTGAAGACCTCCGGCACCACATGGGCACACGTGCTGAGTTCAACAACTTCATCAAGCTGCTGACGCTTGCCAGCGAGGGCCGCGCGCTTGTCTTGCTTCCATCGACTTTGCAGCGGCTTGCCGAGATTGACAGCTACGAGTTGCGCCGTGTGTTGCACACACTCTACGCCAAGCGTGTTGGTGCACCGACCTTTGCTTCGGCGTCTAGCACCATAGCCGACCGCATTGCGCGGCTCGTTGCCTCCCGCTTCGAGCGTGAGATACCCAACTGGCGCACGCGTGACCACACCATCATCCGCAAATCCTTCGGCCTCAGTCCCGAGAAGTTCATGCGGATACGTGTTGCTGCTAAGCGGCTCGACAAATACATCAAGGGCGCTATCAAAGACCACGACTGGACTGACGTGGCCGAGGAGATACGTATGTATGAGCGTGTGTGTGGCTCAGGCGCTTTCCACCTCAGCATCGATGTGCTTGAACACTTCAACGAGTTGGCCGAGGACGATGGTTACATCCAGCGCCTTGACTGTGGTCACGTTGACGACCGAGACAATGCCCACTTCGATGTGGGTCGCCGTGGCCGTGACGATGTGTGCTGTGCTTGCTTCGACGACGAGTATGTCTATGTCGAGGACGAGGATGCCTACTGGCACAGCAATGACGCTTACTACCACGACTCTGATGGCAACTACTACTCATACGAGGAGGGCGATGATGACGACGACGAGGATGAGGAGGATGATGACGGCCTCATGAGCTACACGACCAACGTGCTTGGCATACTGAATCCTGACCGCGACATCAAGTCCAGACACTTCGGTGAGTTCCTGTTGGGTGTCGAGCTTGAGATGTGCGCGGGTCGTGACTACACTGTGCAAGAAGCATCCGAGGATGTGCGTGAGGAGTTGGGCCAAGACTATTGCATCACCAAGTCTGACGGCTCGCTACCCTCTGACGGCTTCGAGGTTGTGACTGCGCCGCGTGGTCTGACCGAGCATATCAAGCGGTTCAAAGACTGGGACATCAAGCCGAGCTATCGCGCTTGGAACAGTGGTCAGTGTGGTCTGCACGTTCACATCGACTCTCGTGCTTTCAATGCGCTGACGCTTGGCAAGTTCATCCAGTTCATCAACGCGGATGACAACGCGGACTTCATCCGCAAGGTAGCTGGCCGCCATCCTCTGCGCGATGACCAAGCTCGTCACTACTGCGCGTCTGAGTCGCAGACTATCCTCACCAATCCCAAGACCGCACTCAAGGGCAAGGACAGCAGTCGCTACCGCATGGTCAACACCGCTGGCCTCGACCGCTCTGAGATGCGCCGTCTCGGTATGGACGTTGACCACTGCAACGGCGGCAAGTTCAACACTGTCGAGCTTCGCATCTTCCGCGCATCCCTCAAGAAGGAACGTCTGCTCTCGCAGATTGAGTTCACCCATGCCGCTGTGATGTTCTGTCGCACCGCATCCATGCGTGACCTCACCGAGGCTGCGTTCAAGTCTTGGCTGTCCAAGCGCACTGGCTCCTACCCATCGCTTGTCAAGTGGTATGAGGTTGTGCCCAAGAAGAAAGCCAACCCCAACGCTACTGTCGCCGTGTCATCTGACGAATCTGTTTCCGCTTAACTTTTCATAACCTCAAGGAGTATTTAATATGTGTCTCATCATCACTGGTCAATCCAACAAAGTCCGCGCCACTCTGCTCAACACTGTGGGTC